ATTCTCCTAATACATTAAGAGGGTATATAGTGCAGATAAAATTACTTCCTTTATAAGTTTCTTTTCTAAATTTTTCTGCTTCTTTTTTATCTTCAAAGATACCTATTGAAGTTCTCAATGGCACATTAGTATTTGGATCACCATATTCAACCGTTATTATATATTTTGTTTTATCCATCTTCTTTCTCCATTTTTATTAAGATACAATTAGTGTAAACTAAATTTATACCATTTGCAAACACCAAACAAATCGTGTTAAGATAACTATTCATTTAATTTTTTGGAGAAAGAAATGCAAGATGAAATAAAGAAATTTGCTAAACAAAACGCAGAATCCTACAAGATTAAGGTGACAGCTAAAGAAAAGCCTGTGGCTTTTGAACCGTTTAGTCTAAACCACCATGAAAGTTTCATACAAGATTTAGATGCAGTGACTCGTATGGCAAAATTTATGTCATACATTTATAATCATCACCCCGCTCTGTTTGAAACAGCGTACCAGGCTGCGTTAGATGGGGATCGGTGATCCAATCCGCTGCTATCCCTTCCAGCGTTTAAAACAAGAAGGGTTTTTTTATTTACCATACGACAAAACCGAATTTGAATTGTCTTTTCGAGGTGATAAAGAACAATTAAAACCAATTACTGATTACTGGATTTCTATCGGTAAGCCTAAATACGACAGTCGTAAATCTATGGCTGAAAACATGCAAACTGTTTTTGCTAAGTTTAATTATTGGCCAGAGCCTTTATTAAATAAAAATATCATTGAAACTTTGTTGCTTGAATACGATGAGGCAGATAATCTAAGTTTCCACTTGAATCTCCAAGAAGATCAAGATGATTACTTTGGTATGCGAAAAGATTTAGAAAAGAAATCAAAAGAAAAAGAGCCAGAAAAAGAATTATTTCAATTCGATGATGAAATTCCATTCTAGGAGAATGCAATGAAAATAGAAAAAAATATACCCCTGCCAGAAGCAAGAATGGGAGGTAAATGTTGCATTGTTGATGCAATGGAAATTGGTGACTCTTTGGAATTTGATGATCATTCAAAAGCATTAAGCTGTTATTCCAAAATTACATATCGGGGTTGGAAAGCCGCTATTAGAACAATAGAAAACGAAGATGGGAAACCAGCTTATCGGGTTTGGAGAATACAATGAAAAAGATACCAGAACTAGAAGCGTATGAAAGCGTTGAAAGAGGCGATGCCCTTGTTTATAAAGATATTCCTAATGAGGTTTATCACTCTGAGGTAGGTGTATCCTCTTCTTATGTGCGTAAATTTGGCGAGAGCCAGTTACATGCCATAGAAGTGGAGCAAGTCACCACTTCTGCCATGCACTTTGGTACAGCAGCACATGCCATGCTAGTCGAAGGCGAAGAGGAGTTTAATAAACAAATTGGAGTAGTGGTTGGAAGTGGCTACACCAAAGCCAATAAAGAACTCAAGCAAGAGTTTATTGACAGAGGGATGATTCCTATAAAAGAACGTGATTATGAAGATATTATGGGTATGTCTAACTATATGATTGACGAAGGCAATATGTATTTGAATGGTGATGGCAAGATCGCTGAAGCCAGTTTCTTTTGGTACGAGGGTGATGTACTTTGCAAGTGCAGACCTGACGTTATCTGTTCTCCACCAGGACCGCACCAAGAAAATGATATCGTAGCGGTTGATTACAAGACCACGTTTAGTTGCTCTCCTGAATTATTCAAAGAATCAGTTTTGAAGTACGGTTATCTTCAGCAAGCGTCTTGGTATAGACGCGGTTTACAAGCTGCGGGTTATCGAGTAAAAGAGTTTGTTTTTGTGGCACAAGAAAAGAAGCCACCCTATGCTTCCAAGATATTCAAAATAACAGACAAGCAAATGGATTTAGCCTGGTTAGATATGAGTGAATACTTAGAAGGTATAAACAAAATTTTGAAAGGTGGTAAACCTACCATCTATAACAGTCCTAATATTGTGACTTTGGATTTTGATGAGCAAGGATAATATAAATCCAGATCATTACATTTCTGATTCAATCGAATGTATTGATGCGATCCAAGCCAGTATGAGTGCAGAACAATTCAGAGGCCACCTAAAAGCCTGCTGCATCAAATACTTATGGCGTTATGAAAATAAGAATGGCGTAGAAGACCTAAAAAAAGCCAGATGGTATTTAGATAAATTGATTGATGTAAATAGTTAATCGTGACAGAAACAACTTCTACCATCGTCATTAAACATTTCTATTTGTTTGGCATTTAATTTAGCTAACTCAACTAATTCAACATAGCTGCTGTCTTTTCTAAACTTTGCTGTTGAATCATCTCTGCCTAATTCTTTTTGTGCAGATGTTTGTAATTTTTTTTCTTGTTCTATCCACCAATCAGCAAGCTCTGGTTTCTCTTGGATAATCTTAATCAATGTTCTTGTGCCTTTCAGATAACATAGATCACAATTACCCGCTAAAGTTTTGCCATTATGGTTAGGTAGCTTCAAATCAAAATCATTGTTTGCCCAAAAATCACCTACATCTTTAACCATTACCTTATTATCAAACAATGGCACTAATGACTCGTATTTATTTTTACCTGATTCATTTTGTTTTTTTGATTTTACAACTCTTTTAGGCTCGTCATATCTTAAACCAATGACATTTGCCCAACGCTTGTATCCATGTGATCGCATAAAACGATTCATTACGCCAATTTTTAATTCCATTGTGCATAACCTAGCAACGGGGTTGGGCAGCATCTTTTTCCTATTAATCAATGCCTCAAATGGCCCACCGTTACGACTAGCAGTTTCATAAGTGACTTCCTTAGTTCGATAGATTGGTCGTTCTTCTTGGATGTCTAGCTCTAACCATCTTACTTTAACATTCCAATTTTTTGCACAATCGTTTATAAAATCTAATGTTTCTGGCATTTCTTTACCTGTGTTTGCAAATACAATATGCACATCATCAGGTAGTACACCTTTATATTGTTGTAAGATTTTATACAGTAAATAGCCAGACGTTCTGCCACCACTAAAACTAATCAATGCGGGGCAGTCAAATTTTTCTGGTAAGAACATCTGTTCTTCTTGATGTTCCCAATAATTATTAATTAAAAGATTATCCATTAATCTTTATTATGCAGTTTAACGAATGCTTCTGCATCTAAAAGAACCAATACTTTACTTCGATTCCTTTTCAGGACCACTAATGGCTCATAGCCTTTGCAATTTTTTGATGCCTGGTCATAGGCTTTCCAAAGATTAACGGCTTCCTGATTCTTGCACTCGATTGAATATGGGAACTTATCCCTGGATTGTTTACCCATAATAATGTCTTCACCTCCAGAACCCATCGGTCTTGATTCAAGATCATCAAAATCTAAATCTAGAATATCAATGAGCATGTTGGCGAATGCTTGTTGGAGTTTACGACCTTTGGCTTTAGCTGATGAAGTTTTAATAAGATACTCCTTAAAAAAAAAGCTAGGTTGAGTTTAAATGGAATAAAAACTCTATCGACTCCTAGCAAGCCGTGTGGTTCAAGAAAGTTTTGGAGGTTTAGGTGTAGCGTCCTCGACATCACTTTCTTCGGGAGATTCATCACTCATGCTAGGTGGCAAACTCGCTGGCTTTGGTGTTGAAACATTCTCAGATTTAATGAATCGAAGAATCTTATTGCTGTCACCATAGCCGCTATCATCACGCTCTGGTTCAATACCCACTTTACACGTTAATATTTTGCCTTGCAGTTCTAATGCATTTACTGGCGCTTTATCAAAGCCACACGCTTTTAATAGCTGTGCAAAATCATTGTTAGCGTATCCACGTATTTCTTCTTGCTTACGTTGATCTGCATGTTGATACCAAAGATTGAGGTTTGAACGCAATTTCCAACCTGCATATTTATCACCAGTAACATCTATTTCAACTTTCAAATATTCGTTACCTGCTGCTGAAAGTGTTTTTTCACACACTTTTATAATGCAAGGGTATTCACCCTCTGGAATTGTTGAACTTTTCTCTACTTCTTCCATGTTTATTTCTAATCCGTCAAAATCACTCATTTAGCACCTCCAGATGCAAATCCTAGTTGTTTAATAATATCGGTTAAGTTAGGTGCTACAAATTCATCTAACTTTCCACTTCTGTCTTTCGCTGTGTAACCTTGTCCAATCCGAGTTTGAAACCATCGGGTAATTATTTTTCTACCCTCTTTGTCTTCATCGTCAAAAACACGCATACATAATACTTCATCAAAGAAATAAGGTATTTGTGTTGGCAATTTCGCACCAACCATCATCGGTTGATAATGGAACGTACCTGTCGCCTCATTTTTCACACCCTGCTCTTTAGCTATGAAAACTACATGGATGGGTAAATCCCTAAATCTACGCATGGTTTTAATCATCACTTCAATGACTTCCCCGTAAGCTCTGCGCGGATCTTTTGTCTTAGCTTTTTCTGAGGCTAACAAGATTTCTGACATCTCGGTAATGCTATCCAAACATACTGTGTCATAATCTAATGTGCCATTTTCAAGCATGGAAGCTATTTCTTCTATCTCGCTTGCTTTCTTAACCTCAATAGCTGTAAGGTGTTCAGCGTCCTTGATAG